TTGTCTATTTGTAAGTTTTTTAGGTGCCATTAACATCTCCATCTTTTACGAGCTTGTCTTAGTCTGCTATTAGGATTCTTAGCGGCCTTTGGAAACTTCTTCATTTGTCCAGCAGACCTTGCACAGTACGACTTACGTCTTGCTGCACGTTTGCCTGTAGGTTTCTTTTCAGTTACCGCAGTCTTTAGTTTAGAGCCGGGATTCTGCCTACGATATTTAGCCACACCCTTCTTAGTCATGCCAGCACCAGACTTGGTAGGACGCTTCATGCCCCTGCCAATAGTCATGCCCTTCATGTTACTGGGCTTTCTTTTTTTCTTTACTGCCATAACTATTCCTATGGTTTTATTCTAGCTTCAAGTAAGGACGTAAGACCAGATGTTCTCTGTTTAGCTGCCCCTCTCTGTGCAGTTTCTCTTTCTAAAGCAGAGGGCATTTCTTTAAGATTTTCTTTAGTTGCAAGTTCAGGCAACATACTTCTCATCTCTTTATCTGCTAACAAATCTAATATACTAAGACCTGCTATAACCGGACCTGATACAGCAAGTGTTGGGGGAAATGCTGCTCCTAGTCCTGCTGCTAAACCTGCTAGTCCCATGCGTTTAGCCCCAAATGTACCAAGCTGTCTTACAATAGCTTTAGTTGCTTGTTTATTTTTAGCTTTATCTAATGCTTGTTTTGCTTTCTTACGTCCTTTTGGTGTAAACTTACGACTAACATTAACAGCACCTTTACCACCCTGAAGAGCTAAAGATCCAAGTCCTGCAAGTTCTATAGCAGTTACAATATTTTTAACAGCTTCAGGACCAAGTTGCTCTCTACCATAGTCTCCCAAAGGATTTTCCATACCCACTGTAACACGGCCTACATCCAAAGCAGATTGTGTTACAGGAGAATAAGGATCTTGAAAAGCTGGATACATCAACTGAGATTGATTAACCGGACCTCTTTGATCTAGCAGTCCTCTATTATCTTCTGCAAACCTTTCCATAATTAATCGTACATCATTGCTACAAGATCATTGCCACGTACTGATGTTTTAATCTTACGTTTAGGTTTACCTACTTGCCCACCGGCTTTCTTTTTATTTACTTTATATTCTGCACCTCTAATATCACCTAATTTATCAGTAACAAGTGTAGCAAGACCTTCTGTATCTGATCGAGGTTGTCCTTTATCAATTGAGCGAGAAGGCTTAATATCATCCATTTCAATAGGAGAATCTACGGAACCTCTACCCATTTTATCTCTAAGTTGATCTACTGTAAGCTCAGATAGTTTTTTTTCTTGAAGATCATTTCCTGCTCTTTTTCTAGCAGTTTTTAAATCATCGCCTTGATCAAGATAATCTTGAACTTTATCCATATAAAACTCTTGCTCTTCTTTATCAGGAAAGCCGGGATCAGCTCGAACATCTAATTTTATTACTGGAGAATTAGGATCTGATGCTTGTCCAACAATATTAGGTAGCTGGCTTTCGTCATCTAATCCTTTAGCTGAATCTCTACTTGTTGTTCCTTTAGTAACTGTAACTTTACCAGTATCAGGATCACGTTTTTTTCTAGATGTTGGTCTTACTTTAACAGGCTCTCCTTTAGCAATTTTTTTTGTTTTAAATATTTCTCTTAATGCTTTTCTATCTTCTTTATTTGTTATTCTCTTAATTTTTTCTTCTATTGGTTCTTTAAGTGCCTCTGGAATTAAAACAAGTTTTCCATCTTTTGTACCAATTGGCTTTAGTCCAAGTTGTTTTCTTATTTTAGTTATTTCTTCTATATCTGTTCCTTTTAACTCAGCCTTTTCTAGTTTATTCATAAGTCTTACAAGTTCTTTTCCTTTAGCACTTTTTAAATCAACAGCTTTAGATCTTGTAAGAGTTGTAGGAGAAAGTTTAGCAATTTGACTAATTATATTTTTTCCTGATGTTGCTTCGGCAGGAACATCAGCTAAATTTTTTCTTGCTTCTTCTATAGACATGCCTGTTGGTATATCTATAACATCATCACCTGATTCTACTCGTTGACGTTTTATAGTAGCTAAAGGATTTTTTAAAATTTTATCTAATCTTTTTTCTTGTAGTATTCTATTTTCTTCAGGAGATCTAGTTGCTTTTGGTTTAGTTTTTTGTTTTTCAGATGTTTTAAAAATTAACTCACCATCTTTAGTTCGTTTTGGTTTTCCATCAGGAGTTAATTTAACCATGTCTTTAGTAATAATTTGAACATTGCCTCCATCATCACGGCGATATTGAATAATCTTTTTTGAATCAGAACTTTTTTCTGTTACAGGTTTCTTTATAACAGAGGGTTCTTTAGTTTTTGGTTTAATTTGTATGGGAAATTTAATATCTAAACGAGATGCTTCACCTCTTTTATATGGACCTCCCGGTATCATAGGTGCTAGGCCACGTCTAAGATCTTCCATTAAACGTGGATTAGAAACAGACATAGGTAATTCTTCTGGAGAATATCCAGCTTTAGCAGCTAATTTTTTTATAAGATATTTTTTAATAGCAGACATGTTTTATCTCCTAATAAAAATTAGTCTTCTACTTTAAAAGATTTGCCTTGTTCGTAGTCTTCATCAACTACAACATCCTGTGGCGGTCCCTGAACTTGCGGTCCTTTACGTGCAGCACCATAGCCTTGTCCAGTAGGACGACCTACAATATCATCAAGATTGTGAGGACGTTTAATTAGTGTGTGAGGTCCAACCATTTAATTTCTCCTTTTACGGCCTTTAGCCGCCATTGCAGTCATTTTCTTTTTACCATACTTCTTGCGACCTATATAAGCTGCAAGAGCCTTTGGATTCTTAGCACCTTTCTTTTTAAGATCAGAACTAAGATTTTTAAATCGTTTACCACTTCCAAGTTTAGGCTTACGCTTCTTGGGAGCTTTCATAACTTGTTGCCCAATACTGGAGCGATTAATCATAGCAACTTGCTACAACCTGTCCACCAGACATTCTATAAGTTACCTTACCTCCACCCATCTTTTTATACACAGGATGACCATAATTAACCGCTACACCAGAAGCATCTAGTTGTTCTTCCATGGTAGGACGGCGTTTCATTGATCCAGCCGTTGGTTTAATCGTTGGTACTTTAGGAACAGGAGGTTTACGTTTAGGTTTAGGAACAGAAGCCTTTTTAGCTGTTTTTTTTGCAAGAGAATTTACTCCACCAGTTCCAGTAATATAATTACCTAATTTAGTAAGAATATTATTATCTGGACGCATCGCTTTTTCTGAGCGTTTATTAGCTCGTCGTGCTGCTGCATCTACATTCTTTTTAAGAGTTGCTGTTCCAATACGACCTCTGGAAGAATGAAGTGGTGAACGCTTTCCTTTACGTTTATGTCTTTGTTTAACATCTGAGGTAGATGGATTTGCTGGCTTTGTTGGCATTAGTTTGCTCCCTGTAATATAGTGTCAGGACCACCGGCAGGAGATCCCGGATTAGACATATCATCTTGTCTTGTGCGTCTTGCTTGATTGCGTAATCCATTAATACTTTCATTATATGTTTCCTGCCAGAATGGTACAGTATTCCAATCTTTTATGTATATTGTAGCTTCAATCATACAAGCATTAAATAAAGCATTATAACAAAACTCACTAAAATAGTTAGTAGTCGTTACACTTGTTCCTGTGGCTGAAGCCAAGGCTAAAGGTTTTGACTGTGTTTGAATTTCTGTGGTAATTACTGAAACTGGTGTTGGTACTATTTTAATACTGGAGTTATTAACCCTTGCATAGTAACGAGGGTTTCCTGTGGAAACACTTACGGGCCAATAATCGTTTGTATATTCTAGTGTTCTTTGCAGTAAATTTGTTTTTTCCGTACCTGTGCTTACAACGTAATTTACATTACGAACAATTCTTATTCTATCATTTAAAGATACAGTTGCTGCATTACCGGAAGATACTGAGACAGTATGGAATTCATCTAAACCAAAATCATCTAACGAATAAGATAGACGTTGTTCTGCTTTCGTTATAAAGACAGACGTTTGAGTAGCAAATTCTGTTGAATCGTTCTCAGTTGTATTAATAAGGTCAGCTTTTAGATATGCGTAATTAGGCATGACTAGCCAAGCATAGCAGTTAGAACACAACCATCCGTAGGACCAGAAACACTGACCACACCGTATATTGCAACACCCATGTCTCCGATATAAATATCAGAAGCTTCGTTGGCTGCTACTTGAAACTTAATAGCTGTACCTTCAGCCGTTTTGTTTGTAATCTGACGTTGACCTTTAATAGAATAAGAGCCAGCCGCTGTTGCCAAAGCATGAATAGCCATGATACGAGTAGTACTGGGAATGTTACTATCAGCAGTACCATTGCTTCCTACGGTCGTATCATCTTCTACATATTTAAGAACAGCATCACCAGTAGCTATTCCAACTTTAATATTTGTAGTCATATTATTCTCCCTTGAGAATGAAGAGAGAGTGGCCGAAGCCACCCTCCCTTACTATAGTATTAACCAGCACTACCGTACCAGCCACGCCAATCCGAAACACCGAAGCTATAACGCTCCCGTGCTTTGAACCGAAGATTGCCAGTATCGAAGTCCGGCTCCATCTTGGTCTGAAGCGGAGTACGAACAAACATCTTCGTGCCGTTCGGAACATCCGTTTTAACAAACCATGCGTCCGTGTCAGTAAAGCGACGGTTAATGAAGAAACCTTCAGGAACCATGCCCATGTGACGGGTAGCATTGATGGCGTTCGTATTCGGATTAGCCTGTGCAGCACTCGTCTGAGTGTTACCGGGGCTAGAAAGAACACGATCCGCAACCGCCCAGTAATCAACCGGGATATGTAGCGAAACAGCACTCGCACCAATCAGAATACCTCGGTCATCCTTGGTTTTCTGAATAGCAGTAAGTGCAGTCTCAAGAGTTGCTTCTGACAGATCAGCCGCACCAAGAAGGTTAGACTGATTACCGTCAGAAATCGTCGGGTGAGCAGCAGAGAAGAAAGCAGCACCATCACCAATGGTATCAGCAAAACCATTGTTATAGATGTTAGCAGCTTTTACCTGCTTGGTATTTGCCATCGCACGGGCAAGGCCCTTTGCACGAAGTTTGGCAAACGTGTCGTAAAGATTATCTTCCATCGCTTCTTCAGTGACAGCAAAGGCAAGAGCAACGGTTTCCGCAGTATAACGGGCCGTATAGCTTTCCTGTGCGTCATCATAAGAAACAGCAGAGCCTTCACCTTTGGTGGGGGCAGTGCCGAAACCAGTGAAGAGGACTTCTTCTTCAAAGGCACGATCAGAATTTTCTACTTCATAAAGAGGTTCATGCTCATTATTGACCTCTCCGTACTCCATTCCGAAAACGGCGTTAAGACCGGGAAGGAGTTCTTTGCTAATACTAGCTCTATTAATAGCCATAATAAATCCTCCCTATTAAGCCGTTGACGCCGTAGCCGTTACATAACGGTCACGATGTTGATTGAGCCATACTTCCACAATCGGATAAGCATCGGAATCCTTTTCATCAGGATACTGAGCTTTACCAATAACACGTACAGCAGCAGTAGCTTCCGTACCGGACGCACCATCAAGGTAGTAACTGGACTGACCCGTGGTCGTGCTACCGGAAGAAGCAGTAGAGCTTACGGTTACATTGTAGTTTTTGACAATAGCCAACTCAGCCGCTGAAAGCGACAGAGAAGCCTGAATGTAATACGTCTGATCGGGATCAGTGATTACAAAGAATTTAATGTCCGTGGCTGACACTCCACCCGGCCAATACCGGGAGAATTTCTGTTCGCCATTTTCAACATACTGACAACCCATGAAAACACCGGAGGATTTCAGGGTAGCAGCAATGTAAGGTGAGATCGTTGCAAAGTTTGCACCCGGAAGAACAACCGGATCACCAGTGAAAATGCTATTGGACGGTGACTGCGCCTGACCCGTTGAGGTAAGCGTAATCATGTCCGTGACGGCTTCGTTATTGTAGCCACCGCCTTTTTTGCGAGCAGGAATGAAACCACGAAATGCTTTAGTAGTAGACATGTTTCATCTCCTTAATTATGAGAAAGCTAGTCCTGAAAGGACGGTTGTCTCCCTCTGGTTGTTACTGAACGGCTCGAATTAGTAATAGGCATACGAGAGTCAGAGCTTTTCATCAACTGTGCATTAACTGCATCCATCTGATCATTAGCCTTATTCTCGTAAAACTTTCTACGAGCCGTAACTTTTCCAGCAGGCATTTTAACCAAGGCCACGTCCCCACGACAAACTGCACCTTGATACCGGCCTTCGTCCCTCACGAAGGATGTTAGAGCCATTTCAGGAACTTCTTCTGGAGAAACAAAAACCCATCCCGCTTGTAGCTTCTTGCCAACATTTGTGATGTCATCTTTACCTTGAAGGGAGTAACGTATCCAACGTAATGCCATACCTTCGTTATCAAAACGTGCTTGTACGTTTTCTGGAATAGTAAGGGCATTAGGCTCTTCAAAGGTCCATTCTTCTTCTCTAGTCGTCTGTTCTCTCAATTGTTCTGTACGTGATTCATTTCGTGTCATATTTCTTTCCTCCACGACTCTATGTTACAGCAGTATATTCGCCTTCAGCTTGACTTACTTTAAGCTTTTCGGCGGCATACTGTTCAAGCGGAATATTCCATTTCTGAGCTAATCTTATATCGTCTTGCGAAAGCTTAACTTTTTTACTAGAACTCGGAGACGAGCGTGAAGCCCCCGATACCACTTGAGCAGGTTTGTTCGTGTTTTCCTGCACACGTTCCGTAGCTTCTCCAAAATTTTGCGGAAAAGCCCTTTTAATCCTTTTATTGACTTCGTTATAAAAATCATCTTCATTAGGATCATATCCTTCTTCTTTTAACTCTGCATCTACAGCTAAAGCAGCAGCAGTCATAATTGAATCTTGACCAAACCATTCGTTATCACTTGCCCATTCCCGTGCTTTGGCAGACGGTGGTTCTTTTCTGGAAGCTTGCTGTTGAACAACAGGCTCTGGCTGTTGATTAAAATATTGTTTTTTTTGAGAAATATTTTTTAAATCTGCCTGTGCATCATTTAAAATTTCTTGAGCTTGCAGCACTTTTTCTTTATCACCATCCTCAAAAGCTTCCATATAAGCAAGTCGAGCTAAATGAACTTTATCATTAAGTTGTTTCTCAGATATATCCAAACTAGATTTTGATATACGAGTAACTTCCGAAGCTTTAGAAGTCAGTTCTTCCTGAAGTTTTTGATTCTCTTCGGCAAGACTTTCAATCTGTTCTTCACGTTCTTTGCGCTGCTTTATAAGCTGTCTAATTCTTTTTTCTGCACCCTTAGTTTCAATTCCATCAAGTTCTTTAGGAGTATCTTCTTCTAGGTCTTCTCTATTTTCTTCTTTTTCTTCTTTTTCTTCTTCTGGAGAAACCTCTATAAGCTCTTCAGTTTCTTCAATTTCATATTCAATTTCTTCATTGTCGGTGGAATCAACTGTATCCCATCCATTATCGTTATTCATAATTACCTCCGTTGTGTACGAAACAAACGCTTTAACGTACTGCTATTATAACATACTATTTTAATAAGAACCTATTCCAAGGTTAAAAGTTGGATCAAGATCTTTAGGATCTTCTACTTTCATGATAATTTGATCATCAAAGAGAAGGATAAGTCTTGTTCCTTTGTAAAATAATTTAGTTCCTGCATGCTTACCGTAACATACATAATCACCTACACTACACCAAGCACCGCTTGGAAATTTATCTTTATCCATATAAGCCAAGTTTCCCAGAGAAAGTACCTGTGCTACGGTTGTTAAGTAAGACATATCCTCTCTTGTGGAGTCTGGTATAAAAATACCACCCTTAGTTACACTTTTTACAGAAATAGGTCTTACTAAGACATGAAATCCCGGTAGATCGGGAAGTGGTGATGGATTAGGCGTTTCTTCTTCTGTGATCCATAAATCATTTTTTACGGAAGCACCTAAGTTTACCTGTTGCATTTAATCGTCGTCCTCTCTATATAGTCGATTTTTTAAAATATTTGATAAATTATCTCTTGCCCATTCTATACCAGATATGGAGCCTACAATTTGCCGATAATGTGAATAGTCTTCTGCAAGACCCTGTGATAAAGAAAGTCTTAAACGATTCGTTTCTTCACCATACTCAGCAATAACTTCATCCCATATATCAGGCACTACTTTTCTGAACTCTTTTCGTCTGCTTTCCAAGAGTAATCATCCCACTCATTAAGCGCACTGCGAACATTACGACCACCCGTAATATCCTGTGCGTATGCATCGCCAAAACTTTTGTTAGTATCCTTTACATGTTCAGGATAACCTTTACCTTTATTCATCATCGTCTTCTCCTTCTACTAATTTTGCTAAAAGTGTTTCAGCATGTCTTTGATTTGTGTTTTCTTCTTTTGTATTAAGTTCCATTAATTTCGAAAGGTTCTTCATTTCAGTTAGTTTAAGTTCTTTTTCAGTAACCTGCTGTTCTTTTAAAACCTTATGTAAAAGTTCTTGAGCTTTCTGGCTGTCCGTAGTTTCACTTTTATTTTGTTCTAAAAGAAGTTTTGCCAACAGATCAAGAGACTTCATTGTTTCTTTACTAAGCCGGTCTGCTTCAGACTTCTCTCTCTTAAAGTCTATATTAGACATATTTTTATTCATGTCAAGTAGCTGAGCATTTTCTTTAAGATCCATTTCTTTTACTTTCAAACTAAACTCGGCATTCTGTACAGCAGCATCTATTTTTATTTTTTCCTTTTGAAGTTCAACCTTTGTAGTTTCTAAAGCTACTAGCTGTTGTTCAGGAGACTCTACTTTACCCATTGCTTGATTAGCATTAAGTATTTGTTGTGCAGCTTCTCCCATAATCATTTCTAATGAACTAGGGTTCTGAGCAACTTCTGGTCCCATTTGTTCCATACCTGCTCTAGTTATGCCATTAATCTGTTCTTGATATTTCATTATAGAATGTTCTTGTATGTTCGATTCCAAGACAGGTTTTAATCTATTCATTATTGGATTGGCACCGTTCATGGGATCTTGCATATAAGACATCTTAACTTGAATATGTGCATCATGATTCTGTCCGGGGAATGCGGCAATGGGCATTCCTTTTGTAGCTGCCATAATATCAGAGACAGGATCTAAAGGCTGCGGTTCCAGTTTTGGTGGTAAGATTTCTTCAAGATTTGGCATGTTAGCTGCATGTAGAATAGTACGGTTTAATGCTTCCAGATTAAACATGCCGGGAGGAGACTGTTGTGCCATCTGTAATGCCATATTTGCCAGCATCATACGATGAGCATTACTTGGAATATTGGGATCACTGACAGGAATAATATCTATACGGCCATCAAAGTCCTTTTTAAGGATACTACGACTTTCATAAGGAACATCATATGGATATTCATCAGGAAGGTAATCATAATCAATACGAGCAAGAATCCTGAATTCATCTTTCTGAGATTTATGCAGACGTTTATGAATAGCTGAGAAGAACTTACTACTAGCCTCAAGAAGTGCCATAGTAGTCCCAACAGGTCCATAGGAGGCAGCATCGGAAATAACCTGTTCTGTGCTGTCCGCAAACTTCTGTCCAGCAGTAGCTACAAAATTCAACATCTGGAAGAGAGTTTGGGAAGGCTCTTTATAGGGAAGGGGAACAATAGCCTTTGACAAATCTACTCCAATTGCCTCAACCTCCTTGAACTCGCCGGGGGCGATTGGCGCATTATCGCCAACCATCCTTACGCCTTTAGCCTTAAACCCTCCCGGTAAATTTGCAAATTGCCCTGCGTCTACTAAAGATCTCATTGCGGCAGTGGCAGTCATAGTCAAATTACCAAGGAAGTGTATAAGACCTAACCCGTAGAAACCAAAGCCCGGAACGAACTTGTAATGTACAAAATGATTTTGTTTTACTTTCGTTGGGTCGTCCTGTTTGTAATTTCTACGAATACTTAATACTTGTCGGCTTTTTTCTTCAACCGTAACAATATATGGAAGTGCTTCATCATCGTCTTCCAGATTTAAATAACAATGTTGTTCCAGCAGGACATACTGAGGATCAGTATCATAGCTGGGAGTCAGTCCTAGAATATTATCCAGCTTCTCAGTAAATGTTGAAACATTAAACTGTGAGGGGGACTCAATATCTAAATCTCTATAAACACCAGCAAATATATCTTTTTGAAACTCTACCGGACTTTTATAAATTATATGGGTCGCTCTCTCAGCGCCCCGCAAATCTGAAGCAAAATAAGAAACATAAAACTGATCAATAGGTATAAATTCTGAAACAGGTCGTTTAAGAACTGAACTATAATAAACCTTTTTAAAAGCAGAACCGATTAACGGGAGATGAAACAACATCCTTTCAAACTCATCAAAGTATTCAGGCATCTGTTCCGTAAGTTGATAGTTCATAAAGTTTTGAACACGATTGGCTTGCTGTTCTTTTTCGGGAGTGCCTTTTCCTAGAACATTAGCTTTGACAGGACCACTGGAAGGAAAGAGTTCGGCTGTGGCCTTTGCTTGAAACTTAACAGCAGATTCTATTAAAAGAGGATGTACAGCAGTACAGGCTCCCTGAAAAGGATCACTACCTTCTTCTACTTTTAAACCAAGCAGATCAAAGCCACGTTCAAACATGGACTCCCAATCTGCACGGGAATCTTTGTCGGCTGTAAAGTTATCTATAACATCATTACCAATTTCTCTAAGAACATCTTCTTCGACATCCTCTGCAAGATTAGCATACCACTCTTCAATTTCTTTATCAGGAGACATCTCAATTTCTTGAGAAAAATCTACCATAACACCACCATCATCAGGATCAATTTCAAAAGTTGCTCCCATAGAAGCCTGTTGTTCAACATTTGGAAGAGTTACTACATTATCTGTATTATTACCCAGCGCTTCAAAAGGATTTTGTTCAATTGCCATTTATTTAATTTCCTATTTTATTTTATAAAGTTGGCGGTATTTCACTAAGCATTATAGCTTCATCTAGTGTAAGAGGTTCTTCAGCTAATGAACTAGAAATAGGATCACGTAACATTTCAAGTGTAGGATCAGACCTTGGTGTTCTATAATTTTTAAATGCTGCCTCCGCTGTTGCAACAGGACCGCTTTGTTTATCTTTATCCATAACTGTTTGAACAGCTTCTATAAACTCTTCTTCTGTTGTTGCATTTTGAATTGCTAAATAATCTGTTGTAGTAATTGTACTTCCCGGCTGTTGTATCATATTTGCTACTGTGTTTAAAGTATTATTTATAATATCTGGAGATATATTAGTAGACCTAGTTAATGTATCAGAAGGAGGTACTGTATTATAAGCATCTAAGCCCACATTCATCATGGACATAAGTTTATTTGTATCTGCATCTGATAGCGGTCTTTGGCTAGGAACAAGCTGTATTTCAACATCTCTTCTTACATCTTCTGGTACAGCAGGATCTAAATAATCTTCTGCAGGAAGGCCACCAATATCTGTTATATTTTCCGGTCCGGTAGTATCAGGCAAGTTAGGATTAAAACTAATTCCCGGCAGACCAGCGATATTAGGATCAGCCATTGCTATTGCAGGATCATAAAGGGCTGATGCTTCAATCATATTTTCTGGAACTAAGTCGTCAACTGTTGGTTCAGGTGTATTATAAAAACCCTTTTCATTAAAATACTCTTGATTTGGAATACCAAAAAGTTCTGAAATTCTTTCTGCAATATCTTTGTTTTCTGGAATGACTGACGTTAAATCGTCTTTAACGTCCTTTAACACTTTCTGAGCAGCATTGGCTGGGTCTTCTATAGGTGTGCCAACAATATTTTCATTTACTTCAGTGATTATATCTTTAATAGCGTCCGAACCAAATATGTTACTTATCATCATTGGATTAGACAGACTCATCGCCATCGGAAAGCCCTGTACAATACCCTCCATTGCCTTCATGTCCATGTAATCTGAAACACGATTTGCATTCATATTTTTATCTAAACCATAAATTCCGGGATCAATATTTTCTTTTTCAAAAATACTTCCAACTGTTTTTGAAGAGTCTTTTTCAACTTCATCCAAGGCCATCCTTAATTTTCCTGCCTGAGTCCCATCATGAGCCATAAATAAGTCTATATAGTTATTATATTGCTCTTTGGTCATGCCTTCTGGAGCTTGTACTTCAAAATCTCCTCTAATACCAAGACCCCATGTACGATCAAAACCCCCTCTTTCCAAAGAGGAAATATAACCAGTGCCATCTCTAATACCATTTTGTTGCATTGTACCAAGGATTTGATTAGAGGACATGCTTTGAGCAGCCCCTCTAATCGCATCGTCATACATTTTTTTATATTCAGGATTTGTTTTAGCAGCCAAA